GCCATATAAAATATTTTTGGTAAAACCTTTGCTATGTAACCATTTTGGCTTTAGATGTTCTTTAATAGCTCTACCAACACACCCTACATAATTATAGCTTTCATCGTACACGGGGACAACAACTCTTCCTGACATTGGCTGATTTTCTACTAAACATTCACCAACATCAAAAGATTCTAATACCAATTGACTATATTTTCTTCCTAAATAGTAAGGAGCAGGAATTTGTAACTTGGTTCTAATCTCATCTCTAGATATTTTGCTTTCTGTTCTTTGAATTGTACGATTAAAAATATCAACTGCTTTACTTTGTCTAATTTTAGATGGGGCTAGGTTGTCTAAATCCGTACCTAAAAAATCAATCAAGAAAGAAGCTGTGTCATTCATGTTGAAGTCCCGTGAGCCGTTACGAGACAAACAACCGCGAACAAATCCAAACAAATTATTTACATATTCCTCATGACATCCATGTGTCCAACATGACCAATTACCCTGATTTGTTAAACCGTCTGTAAATATACAACAACCCTCTGCATTATCTCCTCCATGCACAGGGCAAGCAAAAGCAATACGGTTAGGATATTCAACATATTCTATATCAAAATAGTTTAACAGTTTATGAATTTGAAGAAATGCACCATCACATATCGATGCTAGTTTCTCCTTCGTCAATCTCCTCTGTTTCAAATCCTTGTTCTCTACTTCTGTTTGCATCATGAATCTCGTTTCGCGTCAAACCTTGTTCAATCTTTCCATATTTTCCATGCATAATCATACTAACGTAGTCATGATCATCTAAACCCTCACCGTGCCTAGCTGCAATTGGTACAAGTTTTCTATTCCCATGAGCTATTCCATCTTCAGCCATTTCGTCCTCAGATTTCAATTTAAATATAGAGAAACTAGTACACAACCAAATCAATCTGTCCGATCCTGAAACGGCATCTGTAGATTCTTTTGTTATGCCGTCGCGATTTAATTGCACAAAAGCACAGCAAGCAATATCATACTTCACCATAAAGTTGTGAAGCTTTGTAATTTGAAATCCTAACACTTGATACTCTTGCATAGAAGCACTGATACCTTCACTACCCATTAATTTCAAGTAATCATATACGATTAAACAATCGTTAGTTCTGCCAGTCTCATCAAACCCTACGTGTTGATAAACCCATTTTCTCATTTGGCTAAGAATATTTTCAAATGATTCACCGGCAATACTTATGTAATGATAAGGTATTTCTTTTAATTTCGAAGCTGCGTTTTGAACCTTTTCTTTCTCAGAATATGATTCTGTATATCTACCGCTTGCTATTCTATTAATTTCAATACCTGATAGATTAGCCAATATGCGATTATAATGATCCTCTTTAGACATTTCCGTATCGAGCACAAGAACTGGTATGTTATGCTCTAAAGCCACATACAAAGCCACAGCGTCCCCAAACATAGACTTCCCAACTTTTGGACGTGCTGCAATCAGATCGACACATTTCCTACGAAAACCACCCCCTATCGCGGCGTCATAAGCAGGAAAGCCCGATGGGATACCGATAAAATCGGACACGTTGTTGGCGAGAAAGTCTAAGTAATCATCTAGACCTTCACCCAAAGTTTCTGTTTTCTTACTAGAGGATTGATAAATATCTCCGGTGGCATCAAGTAAAGGCTCTTCGATGCGGGCAACGATATCCATCACATCCTCTTCGCCAGTGACTTCGTTTAACTCTTTCTCACAAGCTTTAAGAGTCTTAAGTAAGTCTCTTGAAAGTTTTAGTTTTGCTATCTTAGTTCCGTAGGTTCCAACATTTGATTTAACTATCGGAAAATTAAATAAAGAACGGATGAATCCAATCTCGTCTTTACTATTAATTTGATCTCCTACCCCTAAATCATTTGCAGCAGATAGGATGGATGACAATTCTACTTGTGAGTTTTCTGAAATCGATTTGTAAATACAATCAAATATAATTTGATTCATAGGATCAGTAAAGTCTTGCGAGCTTACGAAATCAATTTCTAAATATGCATCAAGACCAAACTGACACAACGCGGCTAAAACCGCTCGTTCTGCCGCTAAGTCTGCAAGTTTCTTTGTCATTCTATTTCCTCATGCATTTATCACACTTAAAAAACTCGCGTGCAAACTGCGGATGGACTTCTACACTATTACTACATATCCCACACTTTTGTGATACTTTTTTAAAAGGTTTCCTTCGTCTTTCATTTAAGGTTGTTTCAGGAGTTTGGATATCGTCATGAAGACTGCCGTCGTCAATAAATTTATTTGGCCTTTTCTTAACTACCAAAGGCTCACGACTCCTTTTCTCTGTATTAGTCTTATTCATTGAGAATTCTTCAAATTTAGAGGAAGGCTTCGAATTCTTTAACACCTCTTTAATTTTCGGACTTTCTGGAAGTTCTACTTCTGGAAGTTCTGCTTCTGGAAACTGACCAGTCTTAACATATTCGGGCAAATCATTCAATGCTCTTGCCCCATCTTGAAATTCTACTTCTGGAACTGGGATTTCATCCAATAACTCCATAGCAAGGTCTACCATGTCAATATCACCTTGCTCTTTTGCTTTCTTGAGTAGTTTTTTGATCTTTTCTTTAATTTCAGTCACTATTTCCTCCTAGCTAGATTTGTTAGTATTTCAGCCATTTTCATTATTCGACCATGTTTACCATCTAATGTATTCACTCTAGCCTCTGCATGACCTTTGATTTTTAATATGTCCGTAGCGAGTGGATTTTCTTTGCAGGCGTTATAATATTTCTCCTGCCATTTAGAATATTGTCCTCCGTATTGATTGATCACCCCACCTATTATATACCAAATAGAAGATTCTGCCCACTCTAAAATATTTTTTTCTTTAACATTTTGCGTTTCTATGTATTCAGCATAGGCATAAAGTTTAAACGCTGAAATATTACATTTTTCATAGTTCCACTGTTGCATGTCCTCACTATCTGCGTTTAATATATCTGCTATTTCTTGAGGCGGCTTTACTTCAACTATATACTTAGATTTAGTCCAGTCCTCCACCACTTGTAAAAATTCAGCTAATTTTTCTTCTCCATTCATCTTCATTCTCATTATAGTTAAATGTTACAAATCTAATCTCATTCAAACTGCACCATTCTGCCTTGTCTCTATCTCTCGCTTGAGCACGAAAGAAAGATAGTTTGTCTTTGTAATGAAATTTGTTAAATTTAAAATGCTGCTCGCCGTGAACTTCTACTATTAAATTTCTATTGGGAATATAGAGATCTGCACGTAGAGTGCCTCTTCTTGCGGTCGTTTTTGTTCCCGGAATAGAAACCTCTTCATATATTGTATCATACGGATAACAAATATCAAGGGTTTTTTTTGCTTTCTTATGAAGTTTTGATTTTATACCATTATTAGATTTAGGCTTCCAGTTATAGCTATTCCCATCTAAACCTATCACTTTCATACTGCAACCTATCTAATAATTTATCAAAATTTTCTTCCAGCAATAAAGAGTAATCGTACTCAATTTTCCCATGCTCTGCGTGAAAGTCATTCATCCGTGTTCTGACGTCGCCCCACTCATATCTGTTAACAAGAACCATAGGCCAAATTTTAGAGAACACTTGATTCATCCAACTGTCTTGAACAATCGGAACCGTGTTACAGAGAATACACTCCCACGTTCTAAAAGTATCCAAACCATTGCCAGTCGGAGCTATTGCGAAGTGATGAGAAGATAACTCTGTAAGAAATTCTTTTACTGGTAACTTCTCCCCTTTCAATATTGGCATATTTAATTCTACATCTTGTGCATTGTACCTTTTGGGGAAATTGCAATTTATGTAGTTTTGTTTCCAAGCCCATTCAGCAACTCTGATTCTATAAGGAGAAGTGATCGTAAAGTTTGCATAGCACAATCCACTTTTATTAATCGATCTAAGTTGTTCTAAGTTTACATTATCAAAAGTATTTTCCATAGCGTTGATAGGTATCGGATAAATATTTTCTCTTAAAGGTTGTTTTATATTGGTAGTAAACCATCTTTCAACCCTACTGGCTACAGAGTCAATCTCTAGATTTAAATAAACACCACCGCTTGCAGCGTCTTCGATAGTATAAGAATACCACGGACTAGAAGTTATTTTACATTCGGTTTTCTTTATTCCCCAATCACCAGAATGAGTAATCAAAGTTGACCCATCGTCCAATCTGTCTTCAATTAATGTCTCTAATCCATCTATAGTATTTTGCTTTAAACCCGTGGCGATATCTAAAGCGTTCATATTTTTACATGCCCTGTAAAGATTGCAATATGTCTTATCTTTAAGTTTGCCTTCTTTATCTTTCAACGTCCATAGATTCATTAATTCAAACCTTCTTTGATCATAGTCTCAAGAAAATCTACTAAAACTGGGTTCGTTCTCAAAAATTCATACAACTTGTTTTGTCCTTGAAACTTACCAGCTTTTACTGAAAACAGTTCTTCTTCTTTTTCTACATCAATATCTGGGAATATTTCTTTCGCCGTATCTTTTAAAAATTGTAAGAATGTACATGTAAACCATGCACCAGATTTGTCGATGAGTCCCAAGTCTAGTGCTAACGTCAGAATCTCTTGGGTCTTATCGATACCATGACCATAGCGAATGTAGCTTTGCACCTGACCTCCCGGCGGCCCCATTGAAGAACATACAATTTTCCAGTTAACTAGTTGACCAATTCTTTTTCCGTCGTCGTCGTCCCAGAACTTCACAGCAGAGATTTTTTCGCCACCACCAGCAATTTCCATTCTTGTGTCTGCCTGATACTGAATTTTGTTACCGCCGTCTGCCATCTTAGCCTTGCCAAAACCAGATGTGTTGGCAATGTAGTGAGTAATAGCAAGAACAAGTCCACGCTGCCGTGGTAGCAGTTGACCAATCTTCTTTGTGAATATACTAAGGATTTTTGGTAGTCCAGCACGACCGGGAGTGAAGTCATTATCTAACTCTTTAGATGGAATCAACGACGAAATAGAGTCAATAATCAAGATAGCCCCGTAATTGTCTGGATGGCTCATCATTAAATAAGCCCACTCCAAAAATTTTTCGGCAGGAATAGGTTTGTCTTCTGGAGCCATAATCAACATCTTATTTGGATCAAGCCCGTCCACTTGGAAGTTCATATCTTTGAATCTTCCTTCTGCGTCAATATAGATGACGTTGCGTCCCATCTTTTGCACATTGCAGGCAATCTGCATAGCGGTCGTGGTCTTGCCAGACTTTGGATCACCAGTTAAGGTGACCCAGCTACCTTCCTTGATCCCTCCACCAAGAGCAATATCAATAGCTGGACCAACAGAAATAACTTCGTAATTACTTTTCTCTTTCAAGACTTCGGTTCCGGTCTTTATAATCCTGCCAAATTCTTTAGAGGATTTCTTCAAGTAGTCTGGAACCTTGTATGGCTTAGATGGTTCGGGTTCAAGGTTGGAATCTGTTAATTTAACTAGTGCCATCTGCTTTCCTTATCTTTGATAGTAAACTTTTCTTGTTTGGTAACTTTCTCGACTTGAACTCACCCTTTGGCTGTTCAACGATTTTCTTAGGCTTGCTTTCTTCTGCGTCAACAATCTTCTTAGAATTTTCTATTCCTGATTGTACAAAATCTAAAGCTAGAACAAACTTTTTACTTTTATGTAAAAATCCCAAGGAGTAAATATTTTTACCTTTAGGACTATTCAAATAGTGAAGTATGGCCTTTTCGCCGTATTTTTTAATCAATTTATGTGCGACTCTTACTTGAATCTTATAGTTATCCGTCTTGTTCCAAAACTTATAACCCAAACTGCCCTTATTTTCTTTTTGAGCCTTTCTTAAACACACCATTTCTGCGATGTATTGTGCGGTATTACAAGGCTCCCCGGTTGAGATGCTCTTGTATTTCTGGTCGTTTGATTTTTTCTGAGTCATGTCTAAAGATTAATTGTTTAACGTTTGCTAAGGTTAACTTACGAGTTTCTTGCAGTGGTTCAATTTCATTTCCTAGAGGCCAAATAAACTTTTTCACCGATATGTAATCACACTCTTCAGACAGTTTTGACACAGATAAAAATTGAAAATCTCTAGCATTTCCCATACTCTGATCTCTAGCTACCCCCCTAATGATGGAAAAACCATCTAAACCATCTTTATCTTCCCAAAAAACATGTTGAGGCTGTCCGAACATATAAAGTTTGACCTTTGTTACGTTTAACTTATTGTCATAACAATACTTTCTGAATCTATCCCAACATTCAGCATGGTCCGGACGATCATAATCCCCAAAAACACTTTCTCCATTAGAGAGAATACATTCCCAGCTTATTATAATTTGTTGTTCTGTAAGGTCTATAAAATACTTGTCAGGCTTTTTACAAACATCATAAATCATAATTATTCCTTAATGCGATGAATAAATCTAGAAATTTTAGAAGACGGTTTGGACTTTGGCTTTTTTGACTTGTTGTCATCAGCCGCCATAGAAGCTTCTCTTGTCATGATAACTACACCTCTATCTTCTTTTTTTGCAAGAAGGTGTGTGATGTCTTGTCGTGGCATCCCTCCTCCTGACCCCTTGTTCGAATCTTCACCCTGCACATCTTCGGAGGAGTCAGCGTCGGCGTTGGAGAAGTTTAGTTTCATAATATGCTTCTCTACCATATGGGTCGATCTATCTAAAGAGATCGCAATATTGGCGACAGACTCATCTTTATACTTTTGTTCAATTGTCTTCTTTTCTTTTTTTGAAAGTGGGCCTTTTTTCATTTTAAATCTCCGTTAGTAAAAGTCTTCTTGAAGTTGTAAAGTGTATTCTATTTTTATTTTTTAAGTATTCAACAAAGCTATCGAATGTTTTCTTTCCAACTTTCCTAAAAGTAAAATCGGATTGCAGTCTTTTTTTAGATACGGAAGAGTCTACCCCATAAGGATCTATGATTTCTCCCCTTCCTACCTTTAGGAAGTATTGTACACTTCTATCGTCATAGTTATAAGAATTGACCACAAGCTTAGCGTACACACGCTCGTCCTCAGATACCTCTTTACCCCCTATACCAAAAAATGTCACTTCGCAAGAAGCGGGATTTGGAATGTTTAAGCTTTTTAATTCGTCTTCGTGATGTCTAGTTTTGCTCATTGATTAACCTTAATATAGTGTCTACCTTTTTTGCAACTTCAGAAAAATTTCCGCCCTTAACTATCAGTCTACCAGAGTCATTCATGCCTATTTTTTTTAAATCATTTGCATTATTAATTCTGCTGATTAAATTTCCATCAGTGTCTATTTCGTTTGTTGTTATTTTAAACTCCACTATAGCGACGTGAGGTCTATTCTTTCTTAGGGATTCGTTTTTTTCTTGAGGTCTGTGTAATAATCTTGCAAACGAACTTTGTTGAGAATCTAAACCTTCACACAAATTGTCCATCCATTCTTTCTTCTGATCGTTGCTATAGTTATCCCAAGCTTCGTTCTTCATTTTTTATCCCCTGTTCTGATCCAATGATCTTTTTCTTGTGGGGTCATTCTATTAATATCATCATGATGTGTTTGCATTTGATTCATTTTTGTGTGTTTTTTAACCTCGTCTTGTATCTCTTTGTTTTGCTTTTCTAGCTTACCCATCGCTCTTGAGTTCTTGTCTGCCAGTTGGCCGATTGTTGTAGGTTCACCCCTAATAAAACTAATTGGGGGAGTGAGAAAGACCTTTTTAAATGCTGCCTTTTCATTACACATAGGACAATCTAACTCTGATGGTGCATCCATAGACTGAATTACTTCATCCACAGCATGACAAATAGAACATTCAAAATCATAAGTGGGCATCCAAATCTCCATTCAATGTAAAAACTAGGGTTACTGTATTATAGTCTACAGTAACCCTAAAAGCATTTTTTATTTCAATCTTTTAAGAATTTTTGAAATGATACCATTTCTTACAATGTCTTCACTTGTTAAATAACAAATCCCCACGCCCATTAGACTTGTTAAACAATCCATACATTGAAGCAGTCCTCCGGATTC